TGGTCGGCACTTGGAAACACCAGCGACGGTTGGATTCACCTGCAGGGTAATACTTGGAAGTCGCAGGCTCCGATCACAGAGTTCGATTTCACTTCCGCACACGGCACGAATATTGCGTCAGGTTCGATGTTCTCCCTGTTTGGTGTGCTGCCAAGGATGGTGGCCTGATGGCTGTGATCGAAGCAATCGCCACAACGTATTTGGAGGCTGATGCTGCGTCGGTGACGTTCTCGTCCATTCCTGCGACGTATGAGCATCTGCGGTTATCAGGCAACGCCCGTTACGCAGCGTCGGGCGCCCTCAACAACTGGCTAATAGAGTTCAACGGATCTGGTGGAACGGCCTATTCGACACACACGATGCAGGGGTACGGCAGCAGCACGACCGCCAAGAGATACACAGGTTCAGCGACCATCATTATTTCTTCCCAAATCCACGGCGGGAACATGGTTACGGCAGAGTATTGCCCGCTCGTTCTTGAAATCTTGGATTATGCCAACACCAACAAGAACACCACCTGTACGACTTTCGGCAACGGACAGGCTCGACTTGGTTTCGGTTCTGGCTTATGGGACAGCACCGCTGCGGTCAACGCAATAGAACTATCCAGTGCAGGCGGGAGCCTGTTGCGTGGCTCTTACTTCACCCTCTACGGATTGAAGTCTTCCTGATGCCTGCTTTCACGGTTATCGACCACACTGAGATCGGTTCTGGTGGCGCTGCGTCTTGGGAGGAAACAGGCATCTCGTCGTCCTACGACCACCTGTATCTGGTCGCGTCGTTGCGCGGCGAGAAGACAGGTGTCTACTACGACTCGCTGTCGCTGACCGTCAACTCGGTCACCTCGTCGGTGTATTCCAACACGGCGATGTTCGCCCGGTCCTCCTCCGTTGCGGCAACCCGCGAAGCGGCGCGGGCCGATCTGGTCAACGGATTCTGGCCGGGAAACGACACTCTCGCTGACACGTTCGGGTCTATGACGATCTGGATTCCGCACTACGCCAACACGGCAAACTACAAGTCGTTCGTGATGCAGTCTGTCTCCCCGAACAACAGCACGACCGATTTGGAATGGATCGTCGGGGTCACGGCGGGACTTTACGCTCAGACCTCAGCGATCTCGTCAATCAAGATCGCGTCGGGGTGGGGTACGGACCTAGCCCAGTATTCAACCGTCACCCTCTACGGAGTAACAGGAGCATAAAAATGCCAAGACAGAAGGTTGTCAACGGGGTCTACTACGACCTGACAGCAGAAGAAGAAGCAGAACTGACGGCACAGGCTGAAGCCGCCGACCTAGACCTCAGCATGGTTCGCGCGCAACGCAACCAGCACCTTGACCGCACCGACCGGACACAGATCGCAGACTTCCCGCTCGGTGCCGATTCGCTGGAGGACTGGCAGACGTACCGTCAGGAGTTGCGTGACCTGCTCGGTACCGAAGGGCTGCGGAACAGCAACGTCGAATGGCCGAAGTCGCCGCTCATCACCCGCGTCGGGCAGGCCGCGTATGATGCTGAGGTGGCGAAGGACGGGTCTGGTCCGGCAGCGGGCGAAGCAGCGAGGGATTCAGCGGAGGCGGCGGCTGGTTATCCGGGGCCGGGTATCTGACATGAGTGTCGCCAAGTCAGCAGCGTCGGCCTACGGGGTGCTGAAGGGCGACGAGGAGTTGGTCGTGTCCAGCACGGCGGTCCCGTTGGCTTCGGTCGCCACCGGGGCGCTGTCGGCTCTGGTAACGAACGGTGCCGAGGCGATCCGGGTCCGGTGGGGGACACCGACGGCTTCGACCGGCCACTATCTGAACCCGTATTCGGTGCTTGAACTCTATTCGTCGATGAACGATGTGAAGTTCATACGCGTCGGGTCGTCGGATAGTACGATCTTCGTGACGTACTTCGGATAGGAGGACGCATGGGTGGACGCATCAGCCAACGAGTGGACCAAGTCTCCACCGGCGACATCTCACAGGTCGTGGCCGGGGATGGACTCTCCGGGGGTGGCAGTTCAGGGTCGGTCAGTTTGGCGGTGGACGCCAACGAACTGACGTCGGTGACTGGGGTGACTGCGGACTACATCGTGATCGAGGATGTGACCGATAACACGACGAAGAAGTGCCTGATCTCTGACATTGCCTGCGTGCTCGGGTGACTAATGGAATGGGTTGGCGCGATCGGGCTGGTTGGGGCGGCGGTCGTGACCGGTGTTTTCACCGTGATCGCTTCCCGGTTCCGGCGGGAGATGACTGTCGTGCATGATGCAAACACGGTCCGAATGGAAGGCTTGGTCGAAGATGTGAGCGAGGTCAAGGCCGATGTGAAAGAGGTCCGCAAGGACTTCCACCGGCACCTCGAATGGCACGCGGGCGTGACGGGGTGCCCTGCCAAGGCTGGTGATCCATGAGTCCGAAGATCCCGACAACGAAGTCGAGCGTCCAACTGGACCTGTTGCATCCGAAGTTCGTCGCCCGGTTGGAGGCGTTCTTCGCTGACCCGCGTATCCGGGGCAACGTCAAGGTGTCCTCGGGTTGCCGTTCCTACGCGACTCAGATGTGGTTCTATAGTCGCTATCGAGAAGGGAGGGGGAATCTTGCCGCTAATCCCAATCGCCGTTTCGGCCCGCTGGGCGCTGACGGCAAGGGCATCTGGCGGGGGTCGTGGCACATGGTTCAGCCCGACGGATTTGGCTATGCAGTCGACCTCCACCGGGCAACGACAATCCTGTCCAAACCTGAGATCAACAAGATCGCAACCGAGTATGGCGTCGTTCCGACGATCAAGAACCGAGACGGGTCCCTCAGGGAGTGGTGGCACCACCAGCCGAGGGCCGGGGTTTCATGGTTCGACGCTCCGGCCCTGCGGGGTGAGCCGACCGAACATCCTGACGCTCCGAAACCGGAGACGGACTGGGCGGGGATCGCCGCCGCCGTTCAGGCGCAGCGCAAACAGGTCAAGGTCCGACCGCTGAGGCGAGGGTCGAAGGGCACCTCGGTGAAGACCACCCAGTCGCGCCTCGGGGCGCTCGGATACGAGTGCGGTCCCGCAGATGGTATCTTCGGACGAAAGACCAGATGGGCTGTGCGCCGATTCCAGAAGGCGCGGGGCCTCAAGGTCGACGGGATCGTCGGAACGGGCACTTGGGACGCCCTGATGCAAAATCGATAACAGGAGGCAACAATGCCATTCTTACTCAACCACAAGAGAGCGGATCGGGTGCCGACGGTGCTCGTCCAAGAGGCCTTGCTCGCGCAGGGGTTCACGCCGGGTCCAGCGGACGGCAGGTTCGGGTTGTCGACGCTGCGGGCGGTTGTCGCCTACCAGCGTCAACACGGACTCGACGAAACGGGAGCCGTCAACGAGGGGCTATACAGGTCGATCACGATGGGCAAGGCACCGCCCGCGAAGAAGGCCGTGGCGAAAAAGGCTACAGCGAAGAAGCCTGCTGCGAAGAAGTCCCCGACCAAGAAGCCAGCAGCGAAGAAGGCCAAGGCATGAGAAGACTGAACCGCACCCAACTAGTCGACGTCTGCGAACGGGCGTTGGCGACCTACGTCCAGTCCGTCCTCGGCCTGTGGATCGCCGGGGCGATGACAGACCTGAGCCTGTCGAGCGTCAAAGCCCTCCTCGTGGCAGCCGCGCCGGGTGCCCTGTCGATCATCAAGGGCTACCTGTCGAGCGTGCTACCGGTCGGCGACGCATCGGCGTCGGTGGTGGCGATAGGTCGGCCCGCCGGGTCGGAAGCCGCTTCTGGCATGTATGACTGAGGGCTGATCGCCCACCAGACGGTCGTAGGGGCGTTCTAACGGCCTCGGGGGGTCTGGGACGGGTGCTAACCCTAGATGGACGGGGCTGGCCCTTAGACGGGCTTCTGGCCGAGGTCGCTGATCGGTAGGTTGTAGCAGTCGACCTTTGCGATCCACCCGTTGTCGCCGTCCTGCTCCCCGGCCCGCACCAATCGGGCCTGTTCAAAGAACGCCGCCTTGGCGATCGCTCCGCAGTACCAGCCGCAGGTCATGTCCTCCAGCACCCGCACGAACGCGTAGACGTCGCAGTCCTGACCCGTGTGGCCCGCCGTGACCGAGCACTCGTAGTGCGGGCGAGGCATCGACCGGACCATCTTCGTCTTGACATCGACTGTCACCCCGGACTTCATCACGATGTCGTAGTCGTAGGTGTTGGCCTGCCGACCCCCGACCCGTTCCCGAAAGACCACCTCGCCGAGAAACCCGTACACGGTTCCCTCACCCTCACGAATCGAGTGGTTCAGGACCGGAACCTCGGCGGCGAGCCGTTCAGCCTCGGCGACCATCGCCGGAGTGATGTCGACCTCGATGACCCTCACCGTCGGCCCCCGGAGGGCAACGGTTGGAGCCTGTCGAGTTCAGCCCGGACCTCGGGGAGTGTCTCCCGTCGGAGGGTCGGAGGAACCCCGTCGGCCGGTCGGACGAACTTGATGACGTAGGCCGAACCGGAGCGGCTGATCTCCCCGACCTCAAACTGGTACCGATCCGGGTGGCTGAAATACTCGGAGCGGGTCAGCCCGTCGGGTATGCGCCCAACCGCCCGCCCGTAGCAGGTCTCGTGGTGGATGACGTACCGGCTCTTGTTCATGCTGCTTGCCTCCTGCGGCGGGCCTCGACCCTACGCTCCTTCTCCGTCATCCCGCCCCACACGCCGAATCGCTCCCTGCTCGCCAGAGCGAAGTCGAGGCACTCGGCCCGAACCGAACACCCGGCGCAGATCGCCTTGGCTGCTGTCGCCGGTCGTCCAAGGTCGAGGAAGAACAGGTCGGGGTCGGCGTCGGCGCACGCAGCGTCGACCGTCCACGGTGCGGGGATCAGCGTATGCGGCGCGAGGCCTTCGACGAGTTGGCTGTCTGCTATCGGCATCACGCCACCGCCTTTGCTGTCGTGCCCCGTCGTCCGACGACGAACTCGTCGGCAGCGACGATCTTCGTCGTAGCGATCTCAACGAGGTGGACCTTGACGCTGTTGTCCCGGTAGCACTCGACCACCCAGCCTTCGTCGCGACGGGTGCCCGGCTTGCGCTTGAGTTGGACGTAGACGTTGGTGCCCGGCCTGAGGATGCGTTGGCCGTCCCGTCGGATCTCATCGACGATGACTCGTTCCTCGGCTTCACGCCGACCGGTACATAGGGCGACGTTGTGGGCGACTGCCTCGGCAACCGGAAGCACCCGGTCACCAATGACGAATCTCATCCCGGCTGCGACCGATCTGGCGACGGCGCAGTAGCCGCACACCGACGGTCCGTACTTCGTATCACGCTGGCAGGGTGGGTCGGTGAGTTCGGGGAACTGAACGCTCACAGCAGCACCTCGATCTTGCCGACCGGAAGGAAGCCGTTGTCGAAGTAGCGCCGGAGCGCGTTGATCTGCTCCTGCGCCGTCTCGGTGGACACGATGACCACCGTGTCGGGGACGAGCACCGGCTGGCCGTTGGAGACGACCCGGAGCGAGGTCCAGTGACCTGTCGAGGTCTGCTGGACTCGGTAGGTGGTGTTCATGGTGGCTGCCTCCTTCATCACTTGGTCTCTCGCAGGCAGGCGGCGCAGTCGATCGGATCGTCGGTGCGGTTCCACGCCCCGTCGGAGGGGCAGTCCTTCGGGCGGGCTCCGCAGACCGGGGAGCCGGTCGGGTGACCGTGGAGGTCGCGGGCCGGGCGGCAGGCGTGGACCTTGCCGGTGTAACCCGTGCGGGCTGCGAATAGCGCGGGTGCGCCGAATGCATCTCGCATGAGGCGATCGTAGGTGGGTAGGTGCTTCATGGTGGCTGCCTCCTTGTGGCTGCTCGTTGTTTCCATGCCTCCATTATACACAAAGACCTAGCCCTGTCTAGTCATCCCCCGACTAGGCGATCCCTGAACAGGGCAAACGCCCCCGAAATCGGGACAAAACCGCAGGTCAGAAATAGTTTCAGAAAGTTTCACGAACAAGGGCCGCAACTCTGTCGCAGCCGTGCCGTAACCTGTTCTCAGCGGTCGTATCGACCGACCACTACCAGATTGGAGACACCCATGAAACCTCACGAGGCTGCCGACCAGATCGGCAAACTCGCCGACCTCCTACTCGATCCCGTGGACTCGCAGATCGAACTCGTTGACCTGATCGAGATGGTCGACCGGCTCGACGAGGCAGCCCGGAATATCCGGTCGGCGTCCACCGCAGCGAAGGCGCTCGCCAACCGCCTGATCGACAACGCTGGCGAACAGCGCGTCGTCCTCGGTTCCGGGATTGTCGCCGAACGCACCGGATCGTGGCGACGGTCTGACATCGACCGGGCGGGCCTCGTCAAGTACGTCCGCACCGCAGCCGCGCTCGATGACATCCGAATGGACCCCAAGACCGGGGAACTCCGACCCGCCGAGGCGGTCACCATAGACCTGTACGAGCGGTGCTTCCGGTTTGAGCCGAAGTGGAAAGAACTCAAGAACCTCGGGGTGAACGACGACGAGTTCTGCTCCCGCGAGTTCGTCGCCTCCGTCAAGATCACGAAAGCGAAGGTGCTGTGATGGGTGACGGCTACGTTGAAGAACCTCTGCTCGTGGACACTGACGACCACGGCAAACCCAAATGGGCCATCTGGACATCAGAGGGTTACATACCACAAGAGGAGTTCAAGGACTGCCGGACAGTCTCGACTGAGAGCGATGGGCGCCACACCACAAACCTGTGCTCCTTCTTGGAGTTGAGTGGTCTGGACGCCGAGGCTCAATGGGTTGTAATGAAGGATGGCAGCCTCGTGGCTACGCAGTCCATCGACCACCCGCTGTACGACGGTCAACCGGGCTGGGAACTGGAGACGAAAGACCATGACTGACCTGATCCCCATGTCGGAGGCTGCGACCTTCGACCTCATCATGCGCCAGTCGGAGGTGCTCGCCCAGTCGACGATCATCCCGGCTGCGTACCGCCGCAAAGGTGCCGACATCGTGGCAGCCGGACTAGCGGGTCGGGCGTTCGGATGGGATGCGATGACCTCGATGCGGCAGTTCCATGTCATCGAGGGAACGGCGAGCCTGCGACCCGAGTCCATGCTCGGCCTCGTCCGGCAAGCCGGACACTCCGTCACCGTCGAGGTCCA